CTGCAGATGTCTGCAGTCTTCGCAGAGTGGGAAGCGAGGAAGATCGGCGAGAGGACATCAGCAGCGCTGCAGGCTGCGAAGGCCCGCGGTGTGGTGTTGGGGTCACCCAGCCCCGAACGTGGCGCTGCAGCCGTTTCTGACGCTGCTCAGCGGTACGCTCTCGCGCTTGCCCCGGTCATCGCCGAGATCAAGGCATCCGGTGCGGTGACCCTGCGCGACATCGCCGCCCAACTGCAGGCCCGCAGCGTCAAGACCGCCCGCGGTGGCCTCGCCTGGTCAGCGCAGCAAGTCAGCAACCTGATCAACCGTCTCAACCAAGAGGAGATCGCAGCATGAACAAGCCGCTCTGCAAGGTCGCCATCGGCAGCGCCTACCAGCGCCCGCTTCGGCGGGACTTCACCTACGAAGAACTGTTCTGGCAGGATGTCTTGCTGCGGAGGGAAGAGTCGAGCAGCGAAATCATGAAGGCTTGGACGGGAGCCTTGATGCTTGCCGCCACCCTGGGAGGTCTGCTTTGGATGCTCTGAAGCTGTCGATTGGCATGCAGGACCGTGACAGCCAAGCCGCAGCTGTCAAGCGACTGTTTGCGGCTGTCATTGCCACAGCGTTCAGAGATTTGGCAACCCGCGGATGGGAGCGGGTCTATCGTTCCCCCCGGCGCGGTGAACCGTTGACACCGAAAGACCTGGGGATCACAACCCATGCATTCACAGCTGCAAGGTTTTTGTTCGATGAGACGGTAACCGGTGTCGATGCCTACCTGGAGTGGCTCGACATCGATGCGGACAATTTCCGCAAGCGCCTGCTGGATATGATCTACGACAAGAGTGCTCACCCTGTTGCCGGGTGGGAACCGGAACAGCGCCGACAGATGCGGATGAATTATGAGCGGTGGCTCACGTTGCGGTCACAGAACATCACCCCAGAGGAGAATGACGATGAGTGAGACAGCACAGGAACTCAAAGAGCAAGCGCTCGACTCGCACGAAGAGCGGCACCGTGACTGGGTGCTGAAGGCCCGCGATGTCGCCGTGAAGGTCGCGCTGGACTTCGGCAGCGTGTCGATCAATGACATTCGGCCCCGCTGCCCGCTGCCGGATGGGGCGCACCCTTCGCTTTATGGTGCGGTGTTTCGCACTCGAGTCCTGCGTCCTGCCGGGTATTGCGTGGCAATCCATGCCAGCTCGCACGGTCGCGTTGTTCGTTCGTACAAAGTCACAGGAGAACAGTAATGGTAGGCAAGGTAACACCCAACACGATGATGTCAGCGTCACGCATCCCGGCGCTGCTTGGGATGAGCAAGTACGCCAGCCGCAACGATACCCTCCAGGCTGTCATACAGGCCCACCAGGGAATCGAAGAACCCTGGAAAGGGTCAGAGGCCGCCGACTGGGGCAATACCCTTGAGCCGACGATTCTGGCCGAGGCTGCCCGCCGCCTGCAGCTGCGTGATCTGCAGCTCGATCACCCCGAGGCACGGTTTCACCCTGATCTGCCGCTGGCCTGCAGCCTGGACGGGACTGCTGACGGTGGTGGCCAGCGCCTGGTGTCTGATCCGGCGAGCGGCATCATCGTCGTCGGACAGGAGAGCATCGCTCTCGATGGCATCGGTGTGCTGGAAGCAAAGCTCACCAGTTCATGGCCCGAGGATGTTCCGGCGCTCGACCGCGGCCCTCTCCAGCTGCAGGCGCAGATGGACATCATCGGCGCGAAGTGGGGAGCGGTGTGCGTCTTGTATCAAGGCATCGAACTGCGGATCTTCCTGTTTGCGCCGCACCCCGAGTCTTTGGCCGCGATCAGCGATGCGGTGTTCGATTTCGACCGCCGCGTCCAGTTCTGGCGGGACACCGGAGCGATTGATTGGTACCCGGCTGACCAGGCTGGCGACACCGAGCGGATCTTCCCGGTCGCAGACAATACGCAGATCGACTTGCCGGCGCATGCTGCTGTGCTGATCGACGATTTTCAGGCGGCGGAAGCCGCGCTTGAACGCGCTGCGGAACGCAAAGCAAAAGCCGAGACGGCTCTCAAGCTGATGCTCGGGAGCGCGACCGAGGGCAGATTCGGGTCGATCATTGTGCGCTGGCCAATGCGCCACTACAAGGCGCAGCCCGAGAAGGTAACACCTGCAAAAGCTGCCTACAGCATCAGGCAATCAACGCTCGCGCTGAAGGAAGTCAAGTGACAGTCAGCGCACACACTCTGGCGCTGGGCCTGCGAGCGATTGAGGAGTCGCTCGCGGTGCTGCCGCCCACATCATCAAGACGCACCCAGCTCATCCTCGCAATGAGTGAACTGCGGCGCATCCTCGAAACCCTGAAAGTCGAGATCAAGGAGGAAAGCAATGGACGATGACCCGATTCTCTTTGCCTATGACCGAGCGGTGCTGGCTCTGCAGTCGGCCATCCCCGGCTTGGAGGAAGAGCGAGCCTATGAGGTGATCACCGCGATCAGCCTCGCCATCATCGAAAACATCAAGGAACACTTCAAGGAAGAGCAATGACAGCATTGACGACACATCGCGGGTTCGCGCCCGCCACCATCACCGAGGCTATGGAGTTCAGCCGCATGCTGGCCGAGTCCAGCATGGTCCCGAAAGCCTACCAGGGCAAGCCGCAGGACATCATGGTCTGCGTTCAATGGGGATATGAGATCGGCCTGGCCCCGATGCAGGCGCTCCAGAACATCGCCGTGATCAACGGCAAGCCCAGCGTCTACGGTGACGCGGCAATGGCGCTGGTGCAGGCCAGCCCCGTCTGCGAGGATGTGCAGGAGTTCTTCGAGGGTGAGGGTTCACCGAACCCTGTCGCGGTCTGCGTTGCCAAGCGCCGCGGTCGGAACCCGGTAACCGCGAAGTTCTCGGTCGAGGATGCCAAGCGAGCAGGATTGTGGGGCAAAGCCGGACCCTGGCAAGCCTACCCCAAGCGCATGATGCAGATGAGAGCGCGAGGATTCGCGCTGCGCGATGCGTTCCCCGATGTGCTGAAGGGACTCATCACCGCCGAGGAAGCGCAGGATTACCCGGCAGAGGCAGCGCCGCGGGAGCGCGACATTACCCCCCGCAACCCGCTGGATCGGATCGCCGCCCCGGTCGGTGTGCCGATCAGCGCACCGGCAGTCATCGAGCAGGCGATGTCCGACACCGTTGAGCCTGGTGAGGCTGCAACCTTCGAGCAGATCACCGCCGAGATCGAAGCTGCAGGCATTGAGGTGATCGAGATTCCCGAGGTTGTCGAGGCAATCGAGGAACGCGCCGCCATCATCGAGGAGTCAGGTGTGCCGCCCGACCAGGCGCTGCAGAAGGCAGTCGAGCAGGAGGGATATGCGCTGCGAGTACCCGGCAAGGCCGAGCCGCACTCGATGTGCGGCAGTCTTGATGACTGGCTCGTCGCCTACAACAAGCTGGCAGACAAGACCGCCACCGCTGGCAAAGCCGAGCCGCGACTGCGGATGACCAAGCTGCGAGAACTCAAGGAGGCAAACGAAAAGATCATTGATGCATGTTCGCCGGTGCTGCAGTCGGTGCTCAATGCCGCTCACCAGCGCCGCCTGAAGATCCTCGGTGCGAGCCTGGACCCTAGCGAGAAGTGATCATCGCCAGCGCGGTGCGCCTGACCTCCAAGACGCGCCGCGCCCAACCCTTCCCGAACGTCTCCCAGGTCTTCAGCTCCTGCAGGAACGCGAGCCGCTTGTCGCAGTAAGCGTTGATGAGTTCCTGCTGGTCCATCGCATTCACCGCGGCCAGCGTCCGAGGCCCGATCGCTCCGTCCTGCGTCGCACCGACCACCGCCTGCAGGAACCGCGCTGCTCTGCCTGGCCCGCTGTTGATCGCGGTGTCGAAAACACAGTAAGCAATGCCCGCAGGCATCGCGCCCGCAGCCACCGCATCCCAGTATTTCGCCCGGTAGAGCGGTGCGACATCATCGGGTGTCAGCGCCTTGATCTCGTCAACCGTGACCGGCCTGTCGCACCATTCTTCCCAGACCGCCTTCGTGCAGCCGAGATTGGTCGCGCCGCCTGGATCAGCCGGGTGATCGACGAATCCGCCCTCGTGCGCCAGGACATGCCGTAGACATTCCTCGAAGCTCATTTCTTTGACCTCATATCGATGATCTTCTCGAGTGTCCTGCCGCCAAAGTAAAAGCTCATGATGAGCATCCCCCATTGACCGAGCAACTGGACGTAAGATTCGTTGGTGTCTTTGCCGAACGCCGACATCATCGCAAACGTGAAGTACCCGCCGAGGATGAAGATCAGCGTCATCGGCCTGATGTTCTTGGACAGCCATGAGTCGCTGCCCATATCGGCCTTCAGCCGCTCGGTCAGGTTGTTCTGCTCTAGCTCGAACAGCTTCGTCTCGTTGGCCATTTTCGCCAGCTCGCCGTCCTGATGCAGCTTGGCAAGCTCGGCCTGCGCCTTCGCCTTCGCTTCGGGATCAGGCAAGACCCGCTCGAGGATCTTGCCGCCGACTTCAAGGAGTGGACCGAGAGGGATCATTCCGTTTCTCCAGCGCGGTCGAGAGGGACTTGCGACCGACGACACCGCCTATCGCGCCGATGCAGAGCAGCATGATGTCTTTCAGGATTGCCAAGAAGGCTTCATCAATCGGGCTGATCCGCTCCATGTCATGCTCGACGAACAACACCCCGCCAAGGATCGTAAGCACAGAAACGACAAGGATGCCGGTCAGCGACAGCGTGATGATTGCCCACACCCGCACCTCGATCTCTTCGTTCGTCATTGTTGCCCCTGCTCGACAATGAACGCGATGATGTGCCAGATGATGATTCCGCCCATCGCCAGCACAATTGCTATGAAAATAGCATCAGCAGATGTCCGAATTAGTTTCTTCCGGCGTCTGATCTGCTCATAGACCATCTTCTCGCGCTTCTCTTTGATGCCGCGCCGCATCATAATAAATTCGTTGTATCCCTCTTTCCCAAGCCACCACAGTTCACCTAACGTGAACATGTGCCGGATCTCTTCTTCCATTTGCTGGATCTTGATCTTCGCAGCGTATGCGTCAAACGCCTCGGCGGTCGCAGACTTTGTAAAGATAAGTTTCTTGAAGAGCGGCGGCGGCTTGTTTGCGTTTTCTTCCTCGGTCCGCATCCACTCCTGCAGATCAGCAACCGCGCCAGCCCATTTGCCAAGTTGCGAGAACACATCCTCGGCCTCGCGCCCGACCTCGACCGCAGCCTTCAGACCGTTGAAGACAGCCGTTGCGGTCGCGAGCAGCGAGACGGGATCAAGCATGGCTAGACTTTCGCAACCAAGCCGATCAACAGCAGGATGATCGTGCCAGCGCTGGCCATCAGTATCTGCTCGAGCCGCTTCAATCGTGCGTTGATGCCAGCGTAACGCTCGGCACAGACAGCTTCATGCGTCATCAGCTTTGCCTCGACCTCGTTGATGTTGTTCATTACCGACCACCCTCCAGCTCCTCGACTCGAGCTGCCAACTGCTTGACCGCGTTCACCAAGTACCAGACCAGCTTATCCGTATCGACCGACAAGACACCGTTGGACTGCTCTCTCACACACTCGGGCAGCATCTCCTGCGCGATGATCCCGATCTGCAAACCTGGTTTGGTGATGGCAGCAGACTGCGGAAGGTCAGTGATTTCTGCAGCCGAACGGTACTCGAAATTCCGAACGCGAATGGCTTTGATCTTATCAAGGCCGTCCGCATTGTCAGCAATGTTCTTCTTGATGCGCTGGTCTGATGTCGTTGACCAGGTGCTGGTGTTGGCCTGGTTGTATGCGCCGCTCGACCCACCAATGAATGCGGTATCGTTTCCCTTGCCTGTGATTCCAATCCCGACAACGATTTCTTTATCAGCGCCACCAGAACTAGCAGTAGACTGAAATCCGACGTAAATCCCTCGGCCTGTCGTCAGATCCTTCGCCGCGGTGTGACCAATTGCAACTACCTCTGTGCCTTCGGTCAACCCTGTCGCTGCCGCAAAACCGATTGCCGTGTTTTTGTTGCCAGTCGTTGCGCTATCCAGCGCGGTGCTGCCAACTGCCACGCTCTCGGTCGCATCTGTTCCCGTTCCGCGGTTCAGCACTAAACCATTGATCGATGTCGCTGTTGCTGCACCAATCGTCGGGGTGACAAGCGTCGGGCTGGTGGCAAATACCAGCGAGCCGGTGCCTGTTTCGTCAGTGACTGCGCTCCGCAGGTTCGACGATGAAGGAGTCCCCAAGAAGATTGCAATCCCAGTTCCAAGTGATGACAGCCCGGTCCCACCATTAGCGACCGCCAGGACTCCGGTGACACCCGTTGTCAGCGGTAGTCCGGTGCAGCTTGTCAGAGTGCCGGCAGAAGGCGTTCCAATGTTTGGCGTTGTCAGCACAGGAGAGGTCGCAAACACCAGCGCACCGCTTCCAGTCTCGTCTGTCACCGCCGCCGCAAGATTGGCTGAAGAAGGCGAAACCAAAAACGTTGAAACATTTGATCCCAATCCAGTCACACCTGTGCTGATTGGCAACCCGGTGCAATTGGTCAACACGCCAGCAGTCGGCGTCCCGATGTTGGGTGTAGTAAGCGCAGGACTGGTCTGCAACACAAGCGCTCCGGTGCCGGTGCTGCTCAATGCTGTCACGCTCGGGTCACCGTTCACATCAAACCGCAGCAGCTGATTGGCTCGAGTCGCCTTGGCTGGCAATACCATATTGATCGTCGTCGGATCAGTCTGCGGTGCAACTAGTGCCCTGCCAATTCCCTCGGCATTCTGCTGCGCGAAGATCGTCTGCTGGTCGAGTTCGTCATTCAGGGTGTTGGCGAAGAAATCACCGCCGGTCACGAAGTCCGACAGCCGCTGGATCGTGCGGTTTCCGACAATGGCGATCTGCGTTGCCCCGGTCGGTGTCGCTGTTAGCGTGACCGAGCCGGTGCCATTCGCATTGATCGTCACCGTGTAGTCGGTGGTCAGCGTCAGCAGCGTGTTGTCACGGTAAACCGCAATATCTGTCGCCGCCAAGATCTCGAACGTGAAAGCATATGGGCCTGTGCCGCTCGCCGCGTAGACGACGCGCCGGGTGACGTTGTTAATTGGGATTGCCATCGTTCACCTCAAGGTTTGTAAAACATGCCCTGATCAACCTTCTTCTCTTCCAGAAGATTGATCTTATCGGCCAATACCGGGTCACGGTCGATCAGCATCTTGCGAGCCGCATCCATCAATTTGTTATGCACGGTCTGCACGGTCTTCTGCTGCGTCTGACGATCAAGCAACGCAAAGCCAGGCTGACTGATCATCGATGCCAACTCTTCTTTGGCTCCGAGTTCCTTCGCATAGATTGTGATCAACTGGTTGTATTGCTTGGCATCGAGTTCGACATCTTTGATCTTCCTCGCTGGCATCCCGATCGGTGATCCCATGCGCCAGAGAGCATCATCGACTTCGCTGAACTGCTGCGGACTGACTCGGGTCGGAAGAACCAACTCGTAAGCAGCGCCCTTCCCGGTCTTGACCGGCTCGCCCCACAGGTTCAGGTTCTCCGGCAGGTCATCATTCATGTACGGTAGCCGACCGCGCCATTGATTAAATGCCTCATAGAAACCGCGAACACCCATAGGCAAGTCAGGATTCATCCTCGGATCTTTTGTCGCCGGATCAATCATCCGCTCGATGCTTGCGACCAGCGAATTGTATGCGCCAGCCGGTGACCCGCCAATGACGAACGAACCATATTGCTTCGCAATCTGATTGATTGCCTGCTTCACATCGACCGGGTTTTCGCCGCTGCTCGACTGGATCAGCCTGGCAATGTCGCCAATCCCCTGCAGGTACGGCTGTTCCTTCAGATACTCGAGCAGACCATAAGCGCCGCCAATGAATACTTGCTCAACCTTCGTCGCATCCGGTTCATGCTTCGCGTATTCCGCATAATCCGCAGCAATCGCCATCGCCGCAGACGCAGGATCAAGCCCGCCATAAGTGTAATACGTGTCCCCAATCTTGATAGAGTACGGCTTCCATCCGTCGCGCTCGAGAGCCTTGCGGTCAGCCTCGCGCCTCGGCCCAGAACCTGTGATAATTCCCTCGCTGGACAGCAGCGCATAGGTCGCCATGATCGACGATCCGAGCGTAATCTTTGCCAGCGCCATGTCTCGAGCGACTCCACCCTTCGCAATGTCTTCTCGCCACCGGCTCGATAGCGGTGCGAATGGTGAGCGCTCGATCACTTCCAGGCTGATGTTCGCCGGCGTCTTGAAGAACGGGACGATGACCTTCAGCGCAGGAGTGCTGAAGACGTTTTGCAGCGACTTCAGCGCAGGCGGCAACTCCATCGTGAATGTGCCGCGCCGAGCAAACTCCATCGCAGCTTCGTCAAGATCTCTCGGCGGATGCGCGAACAGCGCGGTCACCTCGTCCTGCGCCTTCGCAATCGCATCAGCTTCTGGCATCCCAGCAGCAATGCCATCGCGGTAGACCTGCTTCCCTCTCCGTTCGATCAGCGTGTTGAGGTGCATCCGATAGAACACACCCTTGAAGAACTCATCTTCCGACATCAGCGCCCGACCCGGCAGCGTGATCGCCGTGCCGTAATAGTCAAGCCCCTTCCCGAACCATGAATCAGGATCGGCTCGCAGCGCCCGCTGCAGCGTCTCCCCCATCGTCTCCGGTGGTTGCCGCTGGAATTCAATCTTCGTCAGCAAATCACTCGGTTGATTGTCTCTGAATGCTCGAGATCCCATCTCAAGCCCTTCGACCAATCCGTTCCGCAGCGACTGGATCATCGTCAGCGCTTCATCAAGCCCGACTTTTTCAGCAGAACTTCCTGGCACAAGCTCATTCCAAGACCTCACACCCTGCGGCAGGATGTTGCTGTAGAGCGAAGCAACTGCTCGCTCCGGAATCTGATATGCCCCGAACATCGAATTGCCCAGGATGTTCTTGCTGTGTGTGGTCGGACCAGATAGCAACCCATTGATCCAGGTCGAAAACCAGATGTCCTTCACGCTACTGAACATCGACTTCTCGACCATCTCATTGCGCCGCGCCCTGCTCTCCACCGAAAGATAGGATTTCGCTAGATCCTGCAGCGACTTGTCGCCACCGTACTCGTCGAGGATCTGCCGGATCGCATTGGCATTGCCGCCACCGTCACGCGGGATGCGGAAGATCGCCAGCGCTCTAGCCGTCTCGGTCTGAATCCCTTTGATGCTCTTCTGCAGGGTTCCGTGAAATGCGATCTGTTGGCGCAGCTGCAGCTTATCAACGTCGGTGGCCTGGCCCGATGCGACCAGCTTGAAGAGACGATCCAGTTCTCCACCGCTGATGTCCAACACCTGCAGAGCCTTGAACATCTCTGGAGCGCTGGACAGCATCTTGCCATCGCCGGTCAGCAACCGCGCCAGGAACCGCTCATCGATCCCCGATTGCGCTGCCTGCTGCTTGATCTCGTCGAATGTCACGCGCCTGGTCTGCAACCCCAGCGCGTCAGATACGCCGGCAATCACTCCAGCGACATCGCGGTCGCTCCAAGGATTCAGATTGAACGCTTCATTCGGCGGCTTCCCGGTCAACGGAGAGAACGCTTGTCTGCGATAAACTGCTCGCTCAACCTCGCCGGTCAGTTCTTCTGTCGCCTCTGGAACGATCTTGAACCGGCCCTCGGTCGTGACCGGCGGCAACTCGTCAGGCGGTGCGGCATAAGCCTCCGGGCTGATGTCTCGCACACTCTTCGACGGTTGCTGGCGCAGAGTCCTCCGGATGAACCCGGAAGCCCCGGCAACCTGCACCGGCTCACCGGCAGGAGATCCGGGTTCAGAGTCAGGAACCGGGATCTCCGAATCGACCTGCTCTGCAGGGATCTGATCCGTCTCACCGATCTGCACATTGTCCAGACCAGACTGCGCCTCAACAATGCTGGCAACGCGCTGCTCTAGTGGTGCTTGTGAGATTGCCATCATTCCACCTTGACGATCTTGATCTGATTTTCACCACCAGGGAAGACAACAATATTGCGAGTCCCATCGACTGCGCCTCGAGATCCTTGGTCGAGGTAACGCACCCCAGGAATTCCTGCATCTGAAAGAATTTTAGCGCCCTCTGGTCTTTTGGCCTTGACAGCAGCAATCAAATCACCACCCATGTGATCTGGGTCGGCCAATCCGTACTGTTTTGCCAACTGCTGAATTTCTTTGGATTGCTCGCTTAACGGCTTATCCCAATCCAGCATCTTGCCGATCATCTCGTCCGGAATGTCTACGGTGTAAAAGTTGCCTTTGGCTTTTGTAGGATTAAGAGCCTCAACTGAATCAGCGATCCCTTTATACATGTTTGCATACTTTGACTCTCTTATTGCTTTTACTATTGAATCTGGACTGCTGCCCATAATTAAATCTCTGACAACTAAATTAGCTTTTGAATAGAGCGCAGCTTGAAGCTGCCGGTCAACTTGACCGACATTCTTAAGAATTTCATCAGCAAGATCTTGAGATCTCACCATGCCATTTGTTGTTTCATATTGGTTTGCAGATGTTGAAATCTTATATTGCCCAGCAACACTAGGCGACTCAGCAAAGTACAACCCATATCCATAAACCTGCGCTCCTTCGCCTGTGCCGATCTTCTCTGAACGGAACCGACCGAGCGGCGCTCCCTCTTCGGCAGGGAATCGGTGCGGTGTGCCGTGATAGGCCATCAGGTCCATCGTCATGCCGGTGCGCCGCATGTAGCTGTCGAGCATCTCCCCGACTTTCGGCGCAACAAACTTCGCCCCAGCCGCGGCAACAGTCCCAGTCGCCCGCGCCGCTGTCCCGACAATCGGCAGGTTCAGCAGCTCTGCCGCTTCAGGCTTCAGTCCTGATGTGCCACCAATACCACCAGCGCCTCGAGTCGGCATGAACCCGTAGCTCATGTCCTCGATGACTTTCCCCATGTCGCCGATTGTCAGGTCTTTCAGCGTGACCCGACCAAGCGCCGGGATGTCGATGCCAACCTTGTCCAGTTGCACACCTGCCGAGGTCAACGTCTCGCCGAACTTTCCAAGCGCCTGCTGGAATGCATTGCGCGGGATCTCCTGAATAGAGCCTTGACCGTCCTGCTGAACCTGCGGCAGCGTCCCGACAGTCGCCTGCTGCATTGCCTGTTCCATCGACATCTGCTCGGTCGCCGCTTCTTGTCCAGCGTCTTGCGCCGCCACATCCCCAGGATAAATCAGCCTCGCCATCCGCTCCATGTAAACTTCGTCAAAATCTTTCATCGCAGCATCTCCGCTTGGCGCAACTGCTCGACCAACCGGCGCACAGTCAACATGTCGCTCGAATCGAGCTTGCCGCTTTTCTCGACCGTAGTAATTGAATCAGGAGTTATAGCCCCGCCAGCTTTTGCCTCAAATGGCTGCAGCCGTTTCTTGATTGCTTCGATCTCTGATGTGTTGCGTTTACTGGTCAGCCATGTATTCAGCTGGTCACGCAACTGCATCGGCATCAGCGTCTTGCCTTCTGCTGCAGCCTCCTGCTCAAACACTTGCGCCTGCTGGTTGATCAATATGCGCCGCTTCCATTCTTCGCTTTTGGGGTCCAGCACCACCGGCTGGCCTGGCACCATCGGGACACCAGCAATCTCGCTGATGACCCGCTCACGCTCGGATGCCTGCCGCCGATCAGAAGAATTCATATAGCCCAAGAGAGTGATCGCTTGCTTTGGAGAAATCGATCCAGGCGCAACCATCTGCCATATCTGTTCAGGCGCGGTGATTGTGTTGTTGTCGATCATCAATCGCATGTTGAACTCGACAGCCTGGTTCTCTTCTTGCGGAGGCTTTGCAAGACTTGAAAGCATTGACAACGGGATTGCATTCGGATTCGCCGTCGCAATCTCCGTCAATCGATCCAGCACCTGCCTGCGAGACGGACTGTCCTCTGGCAACGTCATTGCAGCAGACCACAACGGAGTCGCCTCTGCCACAGCAGCTCTATCGCGCTCCTTCCTCGACAGCTCTTCGGTTTGGTTCTTTTGTGCAACAGCGGTCAAGAAGTTAGCTTGGACTTTTGCGACAGCATCAAAGTCATTCGTCTGAAGATCTTTCAAAACAGGATCAAGCCGACCACCGATGTTGCCCATCCG